TTCATTAGCTAGCTAAGACTAGCTGAGTTAAGCAACACTTAACACACACACTAAGTCTAGCTTTATATTGCACTGCACAATGCTGCGCTGCACAATGTTGCGATGCAACATGATGCGCGCACACTGTTTCACGTGGAACAATGCGCGATAGCATTTGACTATTGATTATTGATTGTTGATAAATATATATATTGAATAATTGTGTTGCATTGTGATTTATTGTGTTAATATAGTTACACCTAAACTGATTTATCAACCAAGGAAATACATCATGATTACGCTAATTACTGAAGACGGCTACAAATTCTTTTTACTCGCCGACGGCCGTGTTGTTGACTCATTAGACGAAGACACACGCGACATGACATTTGACACGTTAGCTGAGTTTGTCGAGGCAATGCAATCATGAAAATCACTCTAAAAGACTACGCAACGGGCGAAATCATCAGCGCAATTAATTTGATTGACGGCGATGTCTATCGCTTAGAAAGTAGCGGCGCGTCCTTTTCGCATGAGTTTAATGAGGCTTTGTACTTTGTAAACAACGCAGACTCTGAATCAGGCGTTATTGCTGATGATTGGTCAGATGACTATAAAACCCCTATCAACCCTTACATGACTTGGATTTTGCAATCATGAGAACAAAACTAAGCGCCGAAGGCATCAAGCTTGTTGTCGATTATCTTGAGGCTAATGAGATTGAAATTGACCTAATCGACATTTGTCGATATTGGGTAGAGGAAAGGCCGGATTATGTCGCACATGAATACGGCCTGAAAAAATCGGATCCGATTTTTTTGGAAAGCGACGTGATTGAAACCCTAGAATTTAAAACCATGTACGCGGGCAAAACGTCCAAGGGTATGCTAGTCTATTTTGCCGATTAGTAAAAACACTATTACTCATTCTGATTTATCAAACCGAGGAAATACCATGACACAACGCATCACCGACAAGCAGCTAGATTCACTTTGTAGCCTCATTAACGCACTTACTAACAGCCCCCAAGAACCTTGGGATAATGGTAAAGCCAATGTAGGCAACTATCACGTTAGCCATGCTTATGGCGGCGTGTGCTTGCATCGCCACGTTAACGAAGGCGGCGGGGTTAATTGTCCCATTGTGCACGGCCATGTCCCCAAGCGTGAGTTATTCAACTTGATGCACGCATACATTAAAGGCTTACAAGAGGTGACAGCATGAACGAATACATTCATTCAGTAATAGCAGCAATACTTGGTGCACTGGCGATTTTTTTAGCAAACTACCTTTAAGGGGAACACTATGAACTTCAACACCTTTCCAGGCCGTAATGACGACGTACATGGCGATGAAGATTACTACGACTACATAGACGAACTCAAAAACGCCAACGTAAACGACGTAATCAAGACTATCGCCAATGGCGGATCCGACGCCTACGAATGGCTTAAGCTTCTAAAAGACGGTGATATCTTGTATCACTTGCTCATCATCCTATGCAAAGGGAAGGACAAACCCGAGTACAGTGAAATGCTCAAAGAGCTAAAGATCGAAATCGAGGGATGGCTAGTATGATCCCTCTAATCACCGGCATTGTAGTGGTAACAATAATCATAGTATTCGACATATAAAAACATACCCCTAGGAACGATTTTAAGCGCCCATGAGGCGCTTTTTTTATGTCTATGTACATTCACTACACTATTGATTTAAACTTGTCACAAGACTAACCACAAATAAACGATCATGACAATTGTTTACAAGCAAGCACAGGAAAACCTAAACACAACCCCTAAGCCTGTTATTACAGAGCATAGGGACGATTGGGGCTATTTCCAACCGGTTTATGATTGGCCGAAGCTTTGGCCTGAAATACTGCGCGAGATCGGAAACGGTTCAAGCCTAATCAAGGCAATTAACAAGCCTGGATATCCAACATACGATAGTGTGCAAAAGTACATGAGGGCTAATCCTGATATCAAACAACTGTACGAAGAGGCGATAGAAATACGAGCGGACCATCTAGCCGAATCCCTAATCGACATATCCGAGGAAAAACCGCCAGAGGGTTTAGACGGTCCACAGTTAAGCGCTTGGATCAATCAGATGAAAATCCGAATTGATACCCGCAAGTGGACGGCGGCAAAATTACGACCAAAATCATGGGGTGACAAAATCGATGTATCGGTTACACACACTCAAATCTCAATTACATCAGCACTAAAAGAAGCTGAGGCTAGACTGATTGATAATGTGACGGATATCACGCCAAACGAACCATCAGAACCAAACCCCTAAATCGTACCAAAACCATCTTTTTCTAAATCCCTTCATTTCATACCAAAACACCCCGCACCAAGATCGTACCAAATACCAGTATCTATAGATACTGGGTATGGTTTGGTACGGTTTTCTTGGCTTTTTGCCCCCAAACCGTACCAGAAGACAAACCATACCATTGGTACGGTTTGGTACGGTTTTGGTCTAATCCGAACCCCTCATAATCAACATACTTTGAGCCATTAATTTGTCATTTACGACCCATCCGTGACCTTCACTCCTAAGTATATTTGAGTTAATTAACTTACCAATAAGCCTTGAAGTCTCATTAGAATTGAGCATTTTTTGAGCAGTGGCTTTTGCAATACCTTGCTTATCTAAGTATTCTTTAAATGCCGATCGGGAGATATAAGGCTCCCCTTTGATGTCTTCGGCACCAGAATCGAACCATGCGTTCTCAAACATTTTGCGATGTTCTTGTGTTTTATTGTCGGCGGCGGTCTGTTTGATGGGTGCATCGACAAGTACCAATGTGGCACTTTTTACGGGTTCTTTGTCTTCATCAAACCAGCCTGGTATCACTAAGCCTTCGATTCGTGCAAACAATGGCTCTGACAATTCACCGTCTTTTTGCTTGCGCTGGACAATCTCTAAGGGTTGTCCATCCTTTGCAGGAACAATACTAATCTCAATATCCAAAGCACCACGCCATGCACTGCTACCCCTTGCTCGGTGCTGTGCTTCTTCTGATACGCCTGTGTGGTGTACCAGTAGCACACTACACCCAAACTCACGCATGAGTGCCGCACAGGCATCTAGCATGGTCTTGGCGTCCTGGGCGCTGTTTTCATCACCCAAAAGAAACCGGTGCAGGGTATCGACCACTATGATGGAAGGTGTGACGGTCAGCGATCTAACTTGGTCGGCAACCTTTTGATATCCCTCTGGGGTGTTTAGATCGCATCCTGACTTTGAGAGCCACATATTGAGGGATTTGGCTTGATGTTTGTGTTTCCATGCTGCGACCCGACCGCGCAAACCTTGGTGACCCTCACCGGCTAGATATACGACTGCGCTGGGTTTGACCTTATTATCGGACCAAGTTGGCAAACCAGCTGCCATATGCAGCATCCAATCCAGCACCACAAAGGTCTTGCCACCACCTGAGGGACCATGCACCATAATCAGGGCATTTTCTTGTATCCAACGCTTGACTAACCACGATACTGGTGATGGTTTGGCACTGAAATCATCGGCTGAAATGAGCCAATCATCATTGGGTGGATTAAGCAGGATTGACAGGTCATTGCCTGCTTGTGCGTAATCGTTTGCATCGCCCTGTATGGGTGGCATGACGACCCTTGCACCATGCTTGGCGCTGGCTTTGGTCGCCTCGTTTAATCCCACGCCTGACACGTCATTATCAGCAACAATCACAATGTTCTGTGTGCTACCGTACTTAGTGCGCATAAGACCGGTCACATTTGACAGGTTATTGGCACTGTACGCCACAACCACCGCCTCATTGGTCGCCTCATGGATAGTAGCAGCGGTCGCAAACCCCTCGGCGATGTATAGGGTTTGCTTCAACTCCCCAATCATCCAAAAGCGTGAACCGGTCACCCCACCTGTGTGATACAGCTTATTGCCATCGCCATCTATGTACTGAAGGCTGGATAACTCGCCATCATCGGAGTAGAGGGGAACCACCAAGCGCCCATCGCCTGTCACTCTGGCACCATGCGCACCAATCCCTTTGCGCTTTAGATATGGATGATCGGGGGAGGCGGGCGTGAAGGTTGGCCATGTGGATTCGATTGTCTCGACTGCCACCTCATGCTTGCGCTCTTGCTCGGCATCGCGTAGTTTCTTTGCCTCGGCGATCTGAGACAATAATTTCATCTCTTGTGCCGGTGTGTACTTAACGCCCGTCTCAGCGCGTTTTTGGCTAGTAAATCCCGCCTTCCAGCAGCCAAACACAAGCACTGGGATGGGTGATTCGTACGCTATGTACCAACCAGGCTTTTTGTGCCTATCGTCATCACTCGCAAAGCGATGGATTTTGCTATCCATCACTATATCTCTGGGTGCGTGAAGCCCTGCATTTATGATGGCATCAATAAATTGTGACTCAATAGATGCGACCGGACTTGCGTGAGGTGGCGACCAATTGTCACCCAGTATGGAAGAAAGGTTGGACATATTATTTTTCCGCTTTGAGTTGGCCATTGGTTTTTATTTGTAACTCATACTGCCTACCCATTGGCGGCGTCTCGCCCCACTGGTAAATCGTTTGCGGCCATGTTTTAAGCACTTCGGCTAGCTGCCGAATGCCACCAAAATGATCTATTGCTTCCTGTGTTGTCATCTTATTTCCAATTAAATTGAAATACTTGTTGACACAATAACATTAACCGTGCAATAATTCAATCAATCGCTAAACGGATACCCCAACAAGCGATCACTTAGGAGAGCCACATGGCTATCAATCTACGCAGTACCAAAGGCATTCACGCTAACGGCGTGAAGTTACTTGTATATGCAAACGCGGGCGCTGGCAAGACCTCGCTTATCCCGACACTGCCTACACCGATTGTGTTCTCAGCAGAAGGCGGTCTGTTGTCCATTGCTGATGCTGATATCCCTTTTGTTGAAGTGTCGAGTTATGACACGTTAATGGAAGCATACCAGTGGGTGGTCGGGTCGGACGAAGCAAAGCACTTTGAGTCAATTGCTTTGGATTCTATCTCTGAAATTGCTGAAGTTGTTTTGAACCATGAGAAAAAGATTGCAAAAGATCCAAGGCAAGCTTACGGCGCTATGCAGGAACAAATGGCTGACATCATTCGTGCGTTTCGTGATATCCCCAAGCATATCTACTTTACGGCTAAATGTGAGAAGGCTACTGATGAAACTGGTCGAATCCTTTATGCACCTTCGATGCCTGGTAACAAAACAGGCCAGCAGCTGCCTTACTTCTTTGATGAGGTGCTGGCGCTCCGTGTCGAGAAAGATGCGGAAGGTAATGCGCAACGTGCGCTGATGTGTGATAGCGACGGTATCTGGCAAGCCAAGGATCGCAGCGGCAAGCTTGACACTTGGGAAGCACCCGACCTTGGTGCCATTATTAATAAGATTGGGGGTTGATATGAAACAACAACAAGCATTCCCTACCATCATTAACAGCGAAGTAATGCGTGGTATGACATTGCGTGACTACTTTGCTGCGGCCATTATCACAGGCATTTTTGCTCACCGTGACAATGTGTTTAATACGCACCTTATGAATGCCACTGAAGCTTATCAAATGGCAGACGCAATGATTCGCGCACGGGAGGAAGTATGAACATCTACCAACGCTGGCTTGACGCCAAAAAAGCAGAGAAAGACGCTATTGACCTTCGTCGCGCGATTGAGGACGAACTGGTCATGGACTTGGACATTGCCAAGACCTTGGACGGCACTCAGAACATTGCGACTGATGGCTACAAGATTAAGGTCGTCGGGCGCTTAGATCGCAAGGTCAATGCCGATAAGCTTCAAGACTTAGCAGCAGAATTTGGTTTAACGCAGCACCTATCCAGCCTGTTCCGGTGGAAGCCTGAAGTCAATGCTTCGGCATGGAAGTCAGCAGATGTAAGCATTACAGAGTTGTTGCAGGACGCTATTACGACCACTAACGGTCGCCCATCATTCACCATTGTTAAGGAATAATCATCATGGCACAGTTAAACGAAACCTTCAGCGCAGATGCGCTCCCCGTCTCCGACCGTAACTTTGAACCATTGCCAGCGGGTTGGTACACCGCGGTAGTCAACGGTGCGGAGATCAAAAACACTAAAGCAGGCACAGGGCAATATATTGCCGTGCGTTACGACATTACGGGTCCTACCCACCAAGGGCGTGTGGTGTTTGGTAACCTTAACATCAAGAACCCAAACCCAAAGGCCGAAGAGATTGGTCGCCAGCAGTTGGGTGAATTAATGCGCGCCATTGGTTTGGCCACTGTGCAGGACACTGATCAGTTGATCGGTGGACAGTTGAGCATCAAGCTTGACGTGCGTGAGTCAGAGCAGTATGGCGCATCGAATGATGTCAAGGGCTATAAGTCTAACGGCACTGTGCCAACGACAGTAGCAGCCAAAGCACCGGCAGCAGCAAAAGCAGCCCCTCCTTGGGTTAAGAAGTAAAAAAAATGCCCCTGACCACACGGTTGGGGGCAAAAAAACCAAGGAGAGGTATATGAAAATACCAGAGTCAGAATACACCATTCAAGCATTGATTGACAAGCACCATGAGTCAATTATGGAAGAACCCCGCCCCCACATGGGTGCCAGCATACTAGGTCACCCCTGCGACCGGTGGTTGTGGTTGTCATTTAGAATGGCGGTGGTCGAGCGCTTCCCTGGTCGCATACTGCGACTGTTTAGACGCGGGCAGGACGAAGAAACCAAGGTTGTGTCAGACTTGCGCGCCATTGGTATGAGTGTGCAGAACACTGGCACGAATCAGGCGCGCGTGGACTTTGGAAGCCATGTGTCGGGCAGTGTGGACGGCATCATTGAGTATGGTGTGCCAGAAGCGCCGGACACCAAGCACATCTTGGAGATCAAGACACACAGCAAAAAGTCATTTGATGCCTTGCTTAAAGATGGCGTTGAGAAGTCAAAACCTATGCATTTTGTGCAAATGCAGATGTATATGCTGGGTATGAAGCTTGACCGTGCCTTGTATGTAGCAGTCTGTAAGGATGACGACCGTATCTATACCGAGCGCGTGAAGCTTGATAAGGCGGTCGCCAAGAAGGGCGTGGTTCGTGGGCATCGCATTGCGACTGCCGATCGTATGCCACCACCCATCAGCACTGATCCCACATGGTTTGAGTGCCGGTTCTGTGCGGCGCATGAGTTTTGTCATAAGACGCAATTGACTAAAGAAGTCAATTGTCGGACTTGTACTGCTAGTACTGCCAAAGAGGACGGGACTTGGCATTGTGAGCAGTATGATGTAACGCTAGACTTTGAGAATCAAAAGGCCGGTTGCGAAGCACATATCTTGCACCCTGACTTAGTGCCGTGGCAGCATGAATATGTTGGCAATAAAATAATATGGGTTACGCCAGAGGGCGAAATTAAAAACGGCATCAAGGACGCTGACACATTCTCCAGCCGCGAGATTGTGGCCAATCACAAAGCCTGTGCGAGTCCTGATGAGTTTATTAAGTCCTTGCGTAAAGACTTTGGTGCGGAGATATTTTGATGTTGCGTGACTACCAACAACGCGCCATTGACCAGTTATACGCGTGGTTTAACAAGAACCCAAGCGGCAACCCGTGTTTGGTCCTCCCAACTGGGTCGGGGAAGAGCCACATTGTTGCGGCGCTGTGTAAGGACGCGCTGCAATCTTGGCCAAAAACAAAAATTCTTATGTTGACGCATGTCAAAGAGTTGATTGTTCAGAATGCCGAGAAAATGAGACTCCATTGGAAGGGAGCGCCTTTGGGCATTTATAGCGCAGGGATTGGTAAGCGTCAACTAGGTGAGCCAATTACTTTTGCTGGCATTCAGTCGGTCAGAACCAAGGCAGCACAGCTTGGACACATTGACTTGGTGATTGTGGATGAGTGTCACCTAGTGAGCCACAAAGACGAGGGCGGGTACCGCAAGCTTTTAAACGACCTACAAGCGATTAATCCTGATCTTAGGGTCGTAGGTCTAACGGCTACGCCCTATCGCCTTGGACACGGTTTAATCACGGATAAACCGGCATTGTTCGATGCGTTGATTGAACCGGTCAGTATTGAGGAATTGGTTTATAAAAAATATTTAGCGACTCTGCGCAGCAAAGTGACATCTGAGCGCTTTGATGTGAGTGCCGTACACAAGCGTGGTGGCGAGTACATTGAGTCGGAGTTGCAGGCTGCAGTGGACAATGCCGATAAAAATAAACAAGTGGTGCGTGAGGTAATTAAGCTTGCCGGTAGTCGCAAAGCTTGGTTGTTCTTTTGTGCCGGTGTTAAACACGCCCAGAACGTCTGCAACGAGTTGATTGCGCAAGGCGTGAGTGCTGCCTGTGTCACAGGGGATACACCCAAGGCAGAGCGTGACAGAATACTGACTGAGTTTAAGGCGGGACGTATCCGTGCGTTGACAAACGCCAACGTGCTGACTACTGGATTTGACTATCCGGATATAGACTTGATTGCTATGCTGCGTCCAACCATGAGCGCTTCCCTCTATGTGCAGATGGCGGGGCGTGGAATGCGCCCCAAGAGTCACACTGATCATTGCTTGGTGCTGGACTTTGCGGGGGTGGTCGAGACACACGGTCCGATCACCAACGTGCAGCCACCAAAAAAAGGTGGGTCGGGTGAGGGCGAGGCACCGGTCAAGGTGTGTGACATATGTCACGAAATTGTGCATATCTCTGCCAAGGTATGCCCGAACTGTGACAACGCATTTCCGTTACCGGCAGAAAAGAAATTGGTTTTGCATCAAGACGACATCATGGGCATTGAGGGCATGGATATGAATGTCACTGATTGGCACTGGCGCAAGCACATCAGTCGAGCCAGTGGTAACGAAATGATTGCGTTGACCTACTACGGTGGTTTGGTTGATCCGCCAATTACTGAGTACTTGCCAATACTGAACCAAGGTTTTGTGGGGAACAAGTCATTGCAATTGCTACATGACATTGCGCGTCAATCTGGCGCAGTACTATCTGGAATCAACCAAGCGCAGACACCAATTGATTATCTAGTTGTGCAAATGAACCAAGCCACACCACCTCGTATGATGACGTACAAGCGTGACGGCAAATTTTATAAGGTGGTGAAAAGATTATGGTAAACCCATACGAAATTACAGAACCAACGTGCATAAGCTTTTCTGGCGGAAGGACTTCTGCCTATATGCTTTACAAGGTGTTAGAGGCTCACGGTGGAAAGCTCCCAGATGAGGCGATTGTTTGCTTTGCCAACACAGGCAAAGAAGAGGAGGCCACACTAAAGTTTGTTAACGATTGCTCTGTCAATTGGAATGTCAAAATACATTGGCTTGAATACCAAGAACACGAAAAGCCAGAGTATAGGTATAAAGAAGTTACCTATGAGACGGCTGCACGGAACGGTGAACCGTTTGAAGCGATTATTCGCAAGCGTCAATACTTACCTAATCCAGTGACAAGGTTTTGTACAAGTGAGTTAAAAATACGCACCATGGCGTGTTTTCTTAAACACTCCGGACTGTTTGATGATTGCACCAAATCAGAATTAGAAAATGCATCATGGATAGGTTTGCGATATGACGAAGCACGTCGCGCAACAAAGGTAGCGGATAAGCGCAGGATACCTTTGTTTACTGCAAAAGTAAGCGTTCAAGATATTGGCAATTTTTGGGCAAAACAATCTTTTAATTTAGAGTTGCCAACATATAACGGCAGAACATTGGCAGGCAATTGTGATTTGTGTTTTTTAAAGCCAGCCAATCAGATTGCAACACTTATTGCCGAAAGACCAGAACGTGCAATTTGGTGGGCAAATATGGAAGCCATGGTGTTGGCGTCCAAACCAAGCGGTGCTACCTTTCGCAAAGATCGTCCAGGCTACGCAAGTATGGCGCAGTTTACAAAAGATCAAATATCACTTATTGATCCAGACGAAGAAGGCATTGCTTGTTTCTGTGGGGAATGACATGGTGACATCAGAACACATGGAGCAGGCCGCACTAATCATGTGGTTTCGCCGCGCATATCCGGATACGTTGATCTTTGCCATACCCAATGGTGGGATGCGCTCTAAGTCGCAGGCAATGAAGCTGAAGGTTGAGGGCGTGGTGCCTGGCATTCCAGATCTGTTTGTACCGGCATGGAAGCTATGGATTGAGATGAAGAAAATTAAGGGCGGCAAGATATCGCCTGAACAACAAAGCATGATTGATTATTTACAAAGTGTTGGTTACCATGTTATTGTGGGACTTGGTGCTGAAGATGCAAGACGCAAGATCAGCCAATTTATTAAGGAAACACAATGATCGAACCTAAAGACCGCTTTGTCACCATCCGTATGCCGATTGAGATGTTTAAAGTTGTCAAGGCACAAGCTGACAAACAAACACGCTCAATTAGCCGCCAGATTGTTCACTTGGTTAAGACTGCGTTGGAGCAGAAATAATGGCACTGACAAGAGACGAAATGACTAAGAGTGTAATGCAAGCGCTTGAAGATTCTGTGCAACATATACCAGAAAAAAAACGTGAAGAAGTTAAAGCAAAAATACTGGGAACGTGGTCTGGTCAGATGTTTAACATGAGCATGAGGGAGAAAGAGAAATGAACAAGGACATTTTGTTCAGTCTTTGGTACGACAGTCTTGAAGGTACGAAGTCACAAGGGTTTGCGTACAAAGCGTGGTGTGCGGGGTGGGAGGCTGCGCAAAAAGAAGTAACCCTGCAAGAGATGTCAGACATCGGGCAGGAGATTGAGCCTTGGGACACATCCGACATGGCGCATCGTCCGAACGGGTTGAGTGTTGAGCAAGCGAAACTTTGTAAATATTGCGGGGGGATAGGACGGGTAGTGTGTGATGGTAAGTGTATGCCTGAGAAAGCAGGGTACGACAAGCTAACCGTCAAGTTCGGCGAAAGAGCGAAGGAGTATTTGGTGGAAGCGAAAAAGAGTTGGATCGGGATGTCTGATGTGGAGATTGCAATATATAGCAGTGGGTTCAGTGGTGTCCGCTTGGCGAGAGAGATTGAAGCCCAATTAAAGGAGCGCAACACATGAGTTACATTGTCGCATCCCTCCCGCCACTAAAATGTTTTGTGCGACGTGAGTTTCTGTACAACTTCACCAAAGGTCACGGCGAGTACGAACCCGCCATTTGGGTGAGCATCAAAGCGCTCAGAGGGCAAGTGTTTCGTATAGAGTCTCTCTTACCCGCCTATGGTGCGTTGTACGACAAGCTGCCTATACACGCTTATGTCTGGCACATAGACAACCCAGGACTGCTACCCATCGACACGCTACAACTATGGGACTGCATGGGGTACAAGTTTACGGTGATTGAAAAGATTGGGCTGCGTAACTTGGGCGTGAAGTTCTTAGGCAAAGATAAGGCGTGGCACTTTGGTCAGTATCTGTTTACCGTTGACTTCTGCGCGGATGGTATGGACGTTGATACGGGTTTTACCGAACAGGCAGAAGAACATAAATCGTTTAACTTTATTAAGCTTGAGAACGGTCAGTTTGCGTGTCAACCAAATAACCGGTGCCTGTGGTACGACCAAAGCCTAATCCCAAGCGAGACAAAATTTCCAGACTTTCAAGCAGCAAAGCATCTTTGGACAGTGGACGGCACACGCAAATGGAGCGCGGGTGACGATTGGTTTTACAACATAGAGGAGCGCAAATGATAATAAAGCCTGACGATATGACAACTGAAGACAAGATATATCAAGCGATAGCCATTGCTTACACCAAGGAACTTAGCGAGAAAGTTTTTAAAAAAACTTTTGATGAAGTTACATCAAAAGTTCTTAATGATTATTTTGATAAAAGACTAAAGGAGCGCAAATGACAAAAAAAGTAGAAAATTCAATCGTTCATAAAGTGTATCTAACGCTTGAGCGAATTAACAAAGGCACGATCAAGCAGATTGCAAAAGCTTGCAGCATGACTGATGCACAAGTGACCGCTGCTATTGACCGGCTGCTTGAGTTAAAAAAAGCCCATGTGAATGGTTGGAATCACACGGAGACAAGTCGGTGCCCAGTACGCATCATTAGGCTTGGGCGCGGCGTAAACGCCCCACGGGAGCGCAAGTCTGACATCGTTGAGCGCGACACCAGTATGATTGATACGAAGCTTAAGATGGCAGAACACAAGCGATGGCTAGCCACCTTTAAGCCACACCCAGATGTAGCAGCAGCATGGCTTTTTAACAAACCAAGGAGCGAGGTATGAGTGATGAACGAACCGTAGCAGAATATGTAGAGATATTAAACAAACAAGGAGGGTATGCGCATCCCATGAAAGACCTTGTCAACCATCCACCACACTACACAGAACACCCGTCTGGCGTGGAATGTATCCAAGTGACAGAACACATGAACTTTTGCTTGGGTAATGCAGTAAAGTATATCTGGCGCGCTGATCTTAAAGGCGACGCAATCGAAGATTTAAAAAAGGCTGTGTGGTATGTCAACCGAGAAATTGAAAGAAGAAAAGCCCTATCAACTGCCACTAGCACTAAAACTAGCAGCAGAGAAAGCTAAGAAACATCAACCGGAACTAATTGCCATCTCAGGGAGAATACGCTATGTACACCACGAATCAAAATGAAATATGCGTTTGCGAACACATCATTCTGTGCGACACAAATGACCGCTGCATGAAGAAACTGCCATGCCCTTTAACAGACGATCCAAACTTCGTCTACGTCCCAGCCGCTGCTACCGACGTCCAAAAGACATGGCGCAAATTCGGCTGGGTACCAGGCTTACGCTAGCATTGAATTGGCTTTAATCTTGACCGCAGCCACTCGATTAAGCCAGCCTTTGCCGTATGTCTCAAACGTCTTGAGGCTGCGGTAAAAGGCTTCTTTTTCTGCACTGAACTTATCAATCAATTCAACAGGGTCAGCCGCTAAGACAGCCGCCATTGAGATCGGGCCAAGTCCACCATCAGCAGGAACGCCAACAGCGTCTTGCAGGATTTTGATGGAGCGACCAGGACCGGCGTTGACGCCCATGTCAAACACCATGTAATCAATACCGCTTGGCAACTCATCGGCGCGCACAGCATCCCAGTACTTCTTTTTGTACAGTGGCTCGACATCAGCAGGAGTCAGCTTTCGCATTTGATCGTGCGTGACTTGGTGTCCAATGTGCTGCTCCCAGTTGTACTGGGTAACGCCAAGCATGGTTGAGCCTGCGCGACCATCAGGCAGGGCATTGCCTGGATCGCGCGTGTCGTCGGTAAACCCGCCTTCGCTTGCTAACATTTGCTCAAACGCCTGCTTCCAATTGCTATTCATTTAGAACGCTCCATGTTAAGTTTGACCCACTTCTGTAATGCAACTAACTTAGCTGTTTCTTCAGCACAAAGCCCAACAATGGCAGGGTCGTCGGCGGAACCAATAGCGCTGGGGGCGGGCTTGGAAACGGAGGGCACTGCACCGCTACCGGTATTACACTGCTGCACCCGACCAGCGTACTGGCGACGCAGAGCAGCAATCCTAGTTTCATACTCATCCTTGACCCCTTCAGTTATGACTTCTGCTATTTCAACAGCACTCTTGTTTGCAGCCTCTTGTGCTTCGCCTGCCGCCTTGACTTCAGCGACGAACAGCAAATGCTTGTCACGCATACGGTCGTAGCCACCCCAGTAGGCTAGGGCTAGCGCAATCGCAATCGCCGCAATCTTGGCATAAAGAATCATTTTTGCAGTACCAGCCCGCGGGCGACAACTTCCATGATGGAGCGCGTATATTCAAGGTCAGGCTCACCCGCCCAACCTACGGTAATTTGCCCTATAAAAGAATTTATGTCAGGCGGAATTGATACGCGACAAGTGTAGCGAACGCCTTGATGGATGTACCATAAACCGGCCTCCGACTGTGGGCGCAGATACTGGCTACAAGGAATTTCGCCCGCCATGAGTTTGACTACATCAGCGTTATTAGATTGGTTGCCGGAGAACAAACCTACGTTTGCGCCCTCTAGTATCTTATGCCTAACACCATCTTTGGCGTACGCCCTAACTAGTACACGTTTGTTCAGGATTGGGTCAACTGCAAAGATGGCCACGGTTTCTGCTTTGGTTTCCCGAAACAACATAGAAGCCGCCAGATCAAAGCGGCTTTCATCTAGCTTCGGTAACTCTTTACTCTTGAGGTAAGCACCAACCATTACGCCTTGATGGGTGTACACGAAATAGCCAGCAAAGCTAACCAGACCTAGTAGCAAGACAACAATTAACTTAAAAGGCGAATCAATATATGAGAGTACGCCCATTAGCGTATCTTTAGCGTCTTTATTTTCCATTGACGTCATCGTAAGTAGCAAAGCCAAAATAGGACGCATTC